ATCGCGGTAGCAACCAGACCCATAAAGCACTTTTCGGACTCGCCCACTGCAGAGGCTGCCAGTCGCTGGACGGTGATGTCACCTCCACCCATGCCCGTGCACTCGGCGAGATCCCCGAGGTCCCGACGGAGGCTGTACCTGGCCACTGCGATCGATGCACTGGAATCGGTCAGCGATGTAACCGCGACGTCGGTATCCTCGGCGGCGGTTACTGCCATGGCATCGTAGCCGTCAAGCCCGGCCAGGCGGACTGCAACAGTGTCGGATCCCTGTCCGTTGACGCTGCCGTAGTACTGGAGGGCTCCAGTCGTACGAATTGAGGTGCGGTCAGCGATGAGGAGAGCGATCTCCTGGCTGAGGATATTGGCGAGACGAAGATCCGTCTCCATACTGGCATGAAGAATAGGCACGAGGGCCCCCTATGTGTAGCGGTTGGGTTGGAGCCGTTACGCTTTGACAGGGGCGACCTGCGGCCTATGTGATTGAATACTAAACAGTTTGACCCTATCTCGTCAAGGACGAGAGCAAACGATCCCGATGTGCCCGGTACTGTTCCGTGGACATCTGGGAGATCTCCTTATTGTTTGGGAGCGCATCAGCGGGTGGGGTGGGGACCGCGCCTGCGTTGGCGGATGGTAGTGGGGTGCCGTTGGTAGCTGGGGCTGGTGCTGCCTCTGCAGCTGGAACCTCGGCCACTGCGGCGGGTGCTGGTGCCGGGGTGGCCCCTGTCCCTCCGAGGAGAGCCGCAACAGACCGGGGCAAGGCGTCCTTGTCTGCGAGCCACTCGCCTAGGGTGCTGCCCTCTGTGGCCCGTCGCTGGTAGATGGCCAGGAGGTCCGCCACATCATCCGGGTCGGCGACCCCATGACGCATCACCTCGACCTGTGAGGCGTGCGAGGTGGTGACCTGGGCCAGCTCCGCCCGGACCTTCTCGAGCTCCGACTGTAGCCCCTCGGCTCCCTCGGCTCTGCCTGTGAGCTCCTCGAGCTGCTTGGCCGCCTCGGCGGCTGCGGTCTGGGCTTCCCGCTTATCTGCGGTGGCTTTCTTGAATCGATCCTCTGGAATCCATCCAGAGATCTCCTTACTGCAGTGGGGGCAATCGAGGCCCATAATGTCTCCCTTGGTTAGTCAGATAAGCGAGGATGCGAAGAGAATGTTCTCTCGTTGTACTCGCTGAAGCTCCTGCATCGCCCGTTGGCGGCTGATGCCTGGGTGCAGCTCAATGTAGGCGTCCACCTTGGACATCAGGCCAGCCTCGATCTTCTCGAGGATGTCTTTCCGGGCTGTCTCCCGCTCCTGGTCGGATAGTGGAACAGACTGATAGCGGATGGTGTAGCCATCCTCTGGCACGCTCGAGCCCGTGGCCCGGTTGTACAGGACAGCGGACAGCTTGAGCAGCTGCCGATCTCCCTCTCTGAACTGAGGCTCGAACCGCTTCTGAGCGTCTCGCCTGCCCTGGTTGCTGATGGCGATGGCATAGCCGGATCGAGCTGTGCCCCCGAGGCGCTGAAGGTCCGCAGGAGATACGCCTGCAAATTCGGCCACACGATGTTCAAACGCCGAAATCGCCGAGAGCAGATCATCAGCAGAGGCGGCTGCAGCCCACTGGCCGATCTGGGGCTGGAGCTCGCCCGAGGCTTCCAGCATGAGGATAGAGGCTGGGTCTGTGGCGATGCCCTGGCGCCGCTCCTTGCCAGAGCCCTTGATCCCCATGCCTGGGATACTGCACCCGATGGCGTAGCGTTGGGGCCAGCTTGCATCACGAATTGCATGCACTAGAAAACTGAACAAAACTGAGGCCGTCAGACTCCCCAGCACCACCTCGATGTTCTGTGCGTAGTCCCACAGCCCTCCGTGTTTCTCGGCATGGTAGAGGATCACGGGCATCACAGGTGCCCCAGTGGAATCCCGGTATGGGTAGGCGTCTCCTCGGTGGAAGCCCCCAAGATAGTCAAGGGTCACATCCTCGCCTTCTTCCCCTCGATGGTCTGCAAGCACCACACGCTCGGAGGGGAACTCAGGGGAGGAGATGTCCGTGATTGTCCAGCACCACTGATAGACCCCAGTGGTGGGGTGCTTCCTGAGTCGGAGCTCCTTGCAATAGATGGGGAGGTCTGGCCGATCGGAGCTGGCGCCCATGATCAGACAGTCCGGTGAGATCGGACGATAGAGGAGCTCGCCCTCGGGGGTGCAGTGGACACGCACCGCGTACTCTCTGCAGCCGATGACCTGAGAGGAGACCCGCGTCATAAGGGGCCACAGTCCCGCCGAGGTCACAGCATCCACCAGGGGCCCGGCAGCATCGGGCCCGTCTGGGTGATCGACAATGGGCGCCCGGTCGTACAAGCAGGCCAGCTGCCTGGTGACACTGCGGAACACGTTGGAGCTCAGGTCGGCAACGCCCCAAGCTGCGGCACGGGTCGGGTCCACATGCATGGAGATCGCGCGCTCTACATCCGCCTGGTGTCTGCCTGATAGCATCCGCACCCGCAGCCCTGTATGGTCCCACCTCGCCGAGTCCTCAGCAGTCGGGGCCCCTGGCCTGGTCGGATACTGAGCGGCTAGCAGTGATAAGGACATGTATCTACTCCATAACATGAGGATCTTAATACATCCGCACCTTGTGCGGCGCGTATAGTTTGCCCTTGGTCACCAGCTCGATGGAATAGCGCAGAGCATCGCAGCAGTGAGAGGGCCAGGTATTGGGGTTGAGGTCGTAGTGCTTCAGGCTTCTGATCGTCTGCTTGGCGCGCGGGTGGATGTGAAAGTGTCCATCGCGGACCATGGCCTCATGCAGGAATGACACGCCCTGATAGACGCTGCCCTTCGGTTTCCATGCGGTCTGGATCTTGAACGGTAGCTGACCCGCGCCCATGTGCAGCTCGGTCTCAAGTGCGCGCATGATCCGACCATTGGACATCTTGCCGCCCCAACGCTTGCCGCCGTAGCCTCGATCGCCCGTCCATCGGTCCACATGCTTCCACGTTAGCCCGTTGCGCTTGAGCATCGTGAGCAGCCCTCGGGCATGAACTGCCGGGGTGGCTGTGCCTGAGGTGTACTCATCGAGCACCCAGATCCGGGGGTGCTCCCCGTGGCGGTCTATGGCTGTGAGGATGGCCACCTCTGATCCAGCATCGGCGCCGTGGTCCATGCCGATGCAGATCTCAATGCGGCGCCCTCCTGGCGGACGGTCGCTGGTGATGTGCTGATCGTCGAACTTCTCGAAACACCGCTCGGGGTTGATGCACTCCCAGGCGCCCAGGACGCGCGCGTCCCTATCAATGGCAAGATAGCGGCTGGTGATGTCATCGATCTGCTTCTGGCTGATCAGTGGCCTGCCTCCCTCGGGGGTGCAGTTCTCTACTGTGAGCGGTGCCGGGTGGTCTGTGACTACGCCATCGGAAACCAAGGTGCGAAGCCAGTCGAACGAGTGGCGTCCTACGGGCGTGAGTGTCACGCCTATCGTTCCTCCCTCAGTCCGTAGCACTCGGGCGCTGAGCTCGCCCCAGATGGCTGGAGGTGGGGGCTCATCGATTCCGACGTAGTGAACCGTTGCCGAGGCAAGGCCAAGGGTTCCCTGCTGCGTGGTCTTGACACGCAGGACGGATCCATTCTTGAAGACGATTACGGGCGTCTTGCCCCTGAAGCCCTTGCCCGGGTTGTACTCGGTGTCTGGGTGCAGGGCGTCCTTCGGCAGGAGCTCCCACAGCTTCGACTGCACGCTGAGCGATTGTTCCCAGCTATGGGTGATGAGCCAGCACTCGATCGGGGGAGCGTGCGTGGGTAGATATGGATGGGTGCCTGTGCATCGCCAGATGCACTCTCCGAGCTGCGCCCATGTTTTCCCGACTTGGTTGAAAAGTGGTCAACCACCCCGCATCAGCTTGACTGCTGCGGGATCGCTTAACCACCTCCTTTGTGGAGGTGTCCACCGTACGAAGTCCAGAGGCCGGATCTCGGCTCTATCCTTGGCCGCGTCCACTGCCTCTCGCAGGTGGGCCAGGTTCACGACTTGGCCCGCTTGGCTTTGCGCTTCTTGGGTGCGGCGCCGAGCTTGACGATCGAGCCCTCCCGCACTGCCTGCAGGGTGGCGGCTATTTGATCCTGCACTCCCTGGGGTAGCTCGAG